GTACCCTTGCCAGCACAAGGCCACCAACTCCGATTACTCCCTTGTATTTACCGTCTTCTACAACTGGATAGTCTGAATCTGGAAACTCATCAGCTCTTACTAACTCGTATCCTGATCTTAGTCTTCCTGCGATATTCTTAGTATCTTGGAAACCTAAGCTTTCAGCTCTTAACCACCTGTGTTGAAAACCGTCTTTTGCAGGGGGTGCATCTAAAGATGATGGTGGAGTCCAAGGCTTATCTTGTACAGGCGGTTTTGCCTGTTCAGTTCTAGCTTCGATTTTTTTTTCGTCGCTTTTAGCCTGACTCGCACGATTGTCGGCTTCTTTTTTATTTTTACTCATAACGTTTTACGCCTCCTTCGTGAGTAGTTTTTGCTTTTCTTCAGCAAACTTATCGAGTGGCACACCTAATTTTTTAGCAATTGCTACCTCAGACGGTGTGAGTCTTTGGGTTTTAACGCGACCAGTTTTACTACTACGCGTTGCTGATGCAACAGTTTGTGTAGGTTTTGTAGTCGTTTCTGTTTCCTTTTTAGCAAATTTGTGGGGAAATTCAAGTGCCATATTTCTGTCTATTTCCTTATAATATGCCTCAGGATCCATTATAGGATCGTGACCCTCCTCTTCCACTAATTTTGTGTGAATAACTTTAGCGGCTTCGGTCATCACCCTATCTTGATTAAACCAAGGATTCTTTTCTGCCCATTCTTGAGCATTGGGATCCACTCTTCTTATTGGTTGATTTATCTCTTGAGGTTGTTCAATAGGTTTTTCTTCTTTTTTAGCAGACTGTCTAGTCTTCATATCAAGAAGTTTAGCCTCTTCATAACCCAATCTTGATATCTCAGCAGACGCAGCAACCTCATCTTTGAGATTATTTTCTTCCCTAGCTTTTGCTAACTTAGCAACTGCAGCCTCCATACCAGATTTAATTCGACCTTCCATTTCTGATACAAAATTTGTATCAACTTTAGAAAGTCTTGTTTTTAGTTTTTCTTGCTCTTCTAAAATACTTTTTGCATAAAGCGTTGCAGCTTCTTCTCTTCGCTCTGCCTCACGCATCTTTTTAGTAAGTTTAGCAATTCTTCTTTTTACTCCATCAGAGTATTCATCTAATTCTTTCTTGTTACTTTCT